CGCAACCATCAGTGGTTCTATTACGACTGTGGTTTACTATACAGTTAGTTAATAACTAAAAGAATATGGGAAGGTTGAGTTATCGCCTTCCCATATTTAATTTAATAAGGATTTAATATGGCAACTTCAGATGTAGATATATGTAATTCAGCCCTCAATATGATAGGGGCTTCGACAATACTATCATTAACAGAAGACAGTAAAGTAGGTCGTATCTGTAACCAAAGATACCCTCATGTAAGAGATGCCGTTTTTAGAGCGCATCCATGGAATTGTTTAATAAAAAGAACTTCACTACCAGCAGATACAACTGCACCAGAGTGGGAGTTTAAATTTGCCTATTCTTTACCAGTAGATTGCCTAAGAGTTTTAAGACTTCAATATCTTGATAGTGTTTATAAAATTGAAGGTAAGAAAATTGTAACAGACGAAGGCGCACCATTAAAAATACAATATGTTGCTCAGATAACTGACGCAATGCAATACGATGAATTATTAGTCGAAGCTATAGCATCAAGATTGGCTTCTGATATTTCATACCCAGTAATTGGATCTAACACCTTATCAGCCCAAATGATCGACATCTATATGCTTAAATTATCGGAAGCAAGATTTGTAGATGCAACAGAGGGAATGCCAGGTGCAACAGAGAATGTTGCTGATTATGGATCTATTCAATCTAACACATTTATTAATGCGAGAAGATAACAATGGCTAAATCTGCACCAGCCTTTAATGCTTTCACCTCTGGAGAGTTAAGTGAAAAAATGTCAGGTAGAACTGACTTAGAAAAATATTTCACTGGTGCAACTCAGATGAAAAATTTATTGGTCCATCCTCATGGCGGTGTATCAAGAAGACCAGGAACTATATTTGTTAATGAGGTAAAAGCTTCAGCTAATGCTTCTCGTCTTATCCCTTTTGAATTTAATGTAACGCAAACTTATGTCTTAGAGTTTGGTAATAACTATATTCGTTTTTATCGTGATGGTGGAATTATTGTTGATGGCGGAAACAGTATTGTCGAGACATCTTCAACATACACTTCCTCACAATTAGCAGATATTAAATTTGTTCAATCTGCTGATGTAATGTATCTGGTACATCCAGATCATCCTGTAAGAAAACTTACTAGAACAAGTCATATTAATTGGACCTTAACTGAAGTTAATTTCAAAAATGGTCCAATGATGGATATTAATTTAACAGCAACTACTATGCGAGCTTCAAGTCGAACTGGAACTGCTTACATATATGCAAGTGATGTTGTTGGTATAAATGATGGTCAAGGATTTTTAACTACAGACGTAGGAAGACTTATTAAACTTCACGATGGTTTTACAAAAATTTCAGCCTTAATAACAACAACTTTATCTTCAGGAATAAACAACTCTTCAACTTCATTTAATATTGCAAGCAACACAGGATTTCAAACAGCTAGTCCTGGTGGTTATTTTAAAATTGGTACTGAAATAATTAAATATACATCTATGTCTGGATCCTCTGTAAACTCAGGTGTGGCTAGAGGACAATTGGGAACTTCAGCAGCAGCACACAACTCTGGCGCAACTGTTACTAGCTTAACTTCTGTTAATACAACTATACAAGAGAATGAAGAAAATAGAACAGAGCTAATGCCTTTTATAAGTAACAGTGTAATTGCATTTGCTGAAGGTGATCCGTCTGCAACTGGCTTAGAACATAATGATAGAATTGTTAATAGTGAAAAGAATTTTGTAACAGAAGGATTTAAGACAGGAATGTCTATTGAGGTTGCTGGATCTGGTGAAAACCAAAACAATGCAACAATAGGTAATGCATCTTATCCTCCAAAATTAATAGTACAGGCAACAGAAGATACAATTTTATTAGCTCCATCTGATGATCTTGTTAATGCTGGGGTTGGAACCGCTATATCATTAAACGGATCTTTGGAAGATGACTTAAACTGGTCTATGGGAGCATTCTCTTCTACCAGTGGTTATCCCAGGGCAATAGCTTTTTATGAAGAAAGATTAGTGTTAGCTGGAACAAGCTCAAATCCTCAAACTTTATTTTTTAGTAAAGGTGGAGATTTTGAAAACTTTGCAACTGGTGTCGCTGATGACGATGGTTTGATTTATACAATTGGATCAAACCAAGTAAATGTTATTCGATATTTATCTTCTAGCAGCTCTCTTCTTGTTGGAACTTCTGGTGGTGAATTTGCTGTTAGATCTTCTGGATCTGATGCACCATTATCACCAACATCTGCTCAGATAAAAAGACAAGCTTATTATGGAACTTCTAACATAAGTCCAGTGCAAGTAGGTAATGTTACTTTGTTTGTACAAAGAGCAAGAAGAAAGGTTAGAGAGCTAGTTTATAGTTTTGATACAGATTCATACACAGCTCCAGATCTAACGATCATGGCGGAGCATATAACTTTATCTGGCATAAAAGAAATGGCACATGCGCAAGAACCAGACAATACGATCTGGTGTGTATTAAATAACGGCAAGCTTGCCTGTATGACGTATCGAAGAGAAGAGAATATTGTTGCCTGGCATGAACATACGCTTGGTGGATCTTGGACCGACACATCTGTTACACCAAATAAAGTTTATCCTTATGGTGTTGTAGAAAGTATAGCTACTATACCAGGCGAACTTGATGAAGATGATATTTACGTTGTAGTCAAAAGAACAATTGGAGGAGCCACAAAAAGATATGTTGAAAGATTTAATTTTTTTGATTTTGGCACTGATGTAAAGGATGCTTTCTTTATTGATTCTGGATTATCCTCTTACACATCAAGTGCCTACACTTCTTTTTCTGGTCTTGGACATTTAGAGGGACAAGTATTATCTGTCCTGGCTGATGGTGCTACGCATCCAGATGTGACTGTTTCATCTGGAGCTATTACGTTAAATAGATCTGCAAAAGCTGTTCACTTTGGATTGAAATATACTTCAACGCTTCAGACTATGAGAGTAGATGCTGGTGCAACTTTAGGAACATCACAAGGCAAAACAAAAAGAATCTATGATGTTACTATACGATTATTCAGAACTGTTGGATTAAAGATTGGAACAAGTTTGGCAACTAACGATCTTATTCCTTTTAGAAGTTCTTCTGATGAAATGAATCAGCCTTTAGATCTGTTTACTGGTGATAAGACAATTGAGTTTACTTCTGGTTATGATAGCGATGGATTTATTTATGTTGTATCGGACCAGCCGTTACCATTAACAGTTTTATCTATCTATCCACGACTACAAACATTTGAGAGATAATGAGATTAATACCCTTTGAGCCATCGCATGTTTCATGGTTAGAAAAACCATATGGATCTGCTACTGAGGAAATGAGAAACCCATTAGTAGATTGGAAAGAATGGTCTAAAAAACATGTCGATGATGGTGGAGCTTATACTGCTATTGATGAGCTTGGAAGAATTATAGCATGTGGTGGGATAATGGAATTATGGCAACATCATGGCGATGCCTGGTTTTATGGGACTCATCTTTTACCAAAGAATGCAAAGTCTATTATTAAAGTTACAAGAAGAACAATTGATTTAATTGCAAAGCATAAAGAGTACAAAAGAGTAAGTACCCATGTCTTAACTGACTGGAAAGAAGCGGTCCGATTTATTGAATACCTAGGATTTAAAAGAGAAGGCTTTCACCAAAAATACGGACCTAACGAAACAGATTATTATACATACGCAAAAATTTACAAGGAGTTTTAAATGGCAGATCCAATTACAGCAATGGTAGCAATAGGAATGACAGCAAGTGTGGGTGGATCCTACATGGCTTACAAAGGAGCCAAGAAGGCTGGTAAGATGGAACAACAGGCACAAGAATTTAATGCCAAGGTTTCAGAAAGAAATTCTAAGGTCGCAAGACTTTCTAAAGAAATTACAAAAAAACAAACAGATCTAAATATTTTGGATTTCCAAAAAGATTTTGACAAATTTCAAAGATCTACTTCACAGGCTTACAGAGTAAATGGTTTTCAAGCTGATACTGGAACACCACTGGTCGTGGCTTTAGAGAATGCTTATGAAGCAGAAAAAGAGATTGCAATACAACAATACAATAGCAAAGTAAAAGAATCTCAACTTGAAGAGACAGCAATACAAGGTGGTATGCAAGCCGATCTAAGTAGGATGTATGGAGATCAAGCTAGGACCAAAGGTAAATACCAAGCATATGGAAGTTTATTAAGTGGAGTTTCAAACCTTGCAAGTATGGGAATGCAAGGTAAATCAGTAGGCATATTCTAGGAGTAAACAATGGCAATGAAAATTCCAACATTTGAAGCGCAAACTAAGTTAACTGGAGAGGTTGGTAACTCACCTTTATCTATACAAGCTAATCCTGGAGCAATGTCTCAAGGAGCTGTTGCTCAAGCTAATTTTGGAGGTCAGGTATCTCAGCTAGGAGGTCAGGTTTTTGAAATGGGAGTAAAACTTCAAGAAATAAAAAACACCTCTGAATCGCAAAGAATTGAGCTTGAGTACAAAAGAATTGACAGTGAAATCACTTCAAGAGCAGCCTTATTGCCTGACAATATTGATATTCAAGAATGGTCTAAAACAGAAAAATTAAAGGCGCAAATATCCCTCACAAATGGGCAGAGTTACACACTTAAATCTTTAGGTGGTGGAGAGGATCTTGTTTTTAATGTTAATGCGGAGACTGGAGAAGCATATCCAATTGTCAAAAACAAAGCAGTAAAAAGTTCAGTAAAGTCTGTATTTTCACTGCAAGATAATTTGTCAAATGCTGCATTAACTAAAATTGCCGTTACTCGATACACAAACAGATTGACTACCGAATTTGAAACTAAAAAAGATATTCTTATTGAAGATGCTGTGTTGGAACACGATACTCCCAATGGAGCTGTTGCAATTGAACAACTTTTTGGTGAAAACGGATTATTTGATCAAAAAAATAAGGCTGGTATCTATGCAGATCCTAGCGATCTACTGAAGGATATGAGGGAAACTCAAACTTCAATAGCAGATCTCATTGCTGAAGATATGATTCATCAATTAGTACAACAGGATGATCCTGATAATAACGATGCTTTAGAAGAATCTTTAAGTAATTTTAGTGATGATCTTTTTAAACAGGATCCAGAAACAGAAGCTTTTGTAAATTTTCCCTTAATGAGCCTTGATCAAAGATCTGCTCTTAGGGATAAAATTGATAATAGTATTATTGCTAATATGAAAACAAACAACAGCCTTAGTGAAAGTGAATATAAAAGAATTAAAAGAAAAAGAGAAAAAGCTCAAGACGATCAATATGATAAATTTAAAGGAGAGATTGTAAATGGTCATATGATCTTTGATGGAGGAAGACTTGATATAGCCTGGGCTAATAAAAAGATAGATGACACTCAATATAAAGCATTAGGAACAGCACTCAAAAATTTAAAGACTGGCAATAATAATGTCACAAGCAGTGCTAACCAAGTAACATTTATTAATGAACTTGATGAATCTTTAGATAAAAATGATCTACTTAGGCTGAAAAAAGAAAACCATTTTGCTCTTATTACTGGAGAAATAAATAATACTGATTGGAAAAATAGAGACAGATTATTAAAATCTGCAATTGATAACGATGATACTATTTATGGGGAAACTATAAAAAGATTTGCTACAAAACTTAGATCTATAGCAAATCCATTTGGCGGTGATTTTGCTGGGTTTGATAGTTTAGATGATAAAGCAAGAGTTAGTATTATGATGAATACTTTTTATGATTCCGTCTCTCAGGATGAGCAAGGTGTATATCCAACTAAAGACCTTATAGAAAAAGCATTTAATGATGCAAGAGATGGTTTTCATCGAACTCTTTCTGAAGATATTTCTAATATCCAATCCTTGCCAGTTACTTTTGGAGACGATGTTATAAATGCATTTAATAATATTAATGAGACAGATATTTCTAATACACCAGAAGAAATTCTTCCAATAATAAAAAGTAATCCAGTAAATTTTGAAAAACAAATGCGACAGGCATTTGCAAGTTTACCAATAGAAGAACAGGATAGAAGAAGACGAGCTTTTAACGGAAACCTAAATTACTTAATTAGTTTAGGAAAAGCATTTGATGCTTCAAAAAGATACAACTTATCAAGTGAACCACTACCCGACGTAAAATAAATGAGCTTTTTAAAAACATTAAATCCACAAGACGGAATAATAAATCAATCTGATCTTGAACAATACAAGGCTGTTGAAAGTTTTGGTGCAGATCCAATGCACCTGGAAAACAATAAAATTCCATTGGATTTGAATTGGCAAAAAAAAGAAGAATTTAAAAAAGAAAAAATTGATGTACAAAAAAATGATTTACTCAGAGTAGATGGTACAAAAAAATCAGAAGAAGGTTATTTAGGTCCAATTATAAACAATACAAACAATCAAACTATGACAGAGGTTTCTGTCCAATTTGATGATGTATTAGGCGGAAGTCCTATTCCTATTCTTGTGCCTGGACAAAGTGAAGAGGATCTTGAATGGCTTAGAAATAATCCGATAGAGGGTAATGCCAGTAACTTTCCAGAAACATTAAAAGCTGTAGCTATTCGACATGCTATGGAAAGAAATAAAGCTGGTTTAGATCCCTTCTTTAGTGAGCAAGACAAACCATTTGTAAACTCAAGAGGTGGAGAAATTCTTCACAACTATGAAAGTGAAGATGGTATTTTCTTATGGCAAGAATCTGCATACAGATTATATGGAGATCCAAATTTATTTTCAGATATGTATAAGCCTATGGATTTTAATTATAATGCAAGCCCAGAAGAAATATCTGAATGGGCTTTAGAGTTTACAGCTAGGATTGCAAATAATCTTGTATATGGTGGGCTTGCATTAACTAAATTTAACGAGCTAAGAAATGAATCTAAACTTGATATATATCGTCTTTTAAAAATGTATGAAGATAGCGAAGCGACTGGTGTTGCAAACCTATGGTATGAAGATGAAAATCAAAAATTTGATGGTGTTGCTTGGGATGGTATTTATAGAGCTTTAAGAGGTATAGGAACAGATCCAAGTACATGGACAGGAGGTATTATCTATAAAGGTGGGGCAAACTTATTAGCTAAATTATCTGGTAAGGTTGGTAAAGGAACTCTTGCTTCAACAATAATGAAAGCAATGCTTTCACCAACAATGCTTGTTTCTGTAGAAGGTGGCGTATATTCATCTGCCTTTGATTACCAAATGCAACAATATCAAATAGAAGGGCAAGCTACAAATCCAGAAACATTTGGTGGAATGCCACCACCAGAAGACAATCCTTTTCCAACAGAACTGAATAAAACAAGCCTAGCTTCTTCATATGCTCTTGGTGCTATCCTTGGTCCAGCTTTTGAACAAGCCATACCATTATCAGTGAAATCTTTTAAAAATGTTGTTGAAAAAATCCGAAAGGAAAATAATATTCCAGAGACAGAACCTATTAAAGATATGGTTATTCTTCACAACACAGGAGGTGAAGCTATTCTTCAGTATGATGAACTCGGAGGTATACCAGCACCAAGTTTAGCAGTTACAAAATCAGACCAGGTGTTTGAAGGTTTTGGAGATATTCAACTTATTGCTAAACCTAGAAACTTTGATCCAGCAGAAGATCCTAAAAATGTTATTTATGGATCTGATGCCTATACTCCTAGGATGCCAGAAGGAAAAAACAAATATTTAGACAATGCTGATGAGTTAATGGAAGCAGACTATTTACCATTATTTGAAAAATACGATATTACTGATGGAGATACTCGTGTC